CGCTAAACCAGAACTAATTGAAGCATCGTGTTTAGTTCTGTTGTTTATATTAAACGCGGCCCAATCTTCTAAAGTTCTTTGAAAATACATTGTTCCATACTGTTCATTGTTGTAACCAACAAACATTTCGATGTAAGATTCAATAGCAGCAGCGTGTGCTTGTTTTATATCTTCACTTGAATTAGGTATACCACCTATTTCTCTCTCTGTTACAGATAATTTATGCGTTGTTTTATCTGGTCTGTTCATAGAATAACCTCTGTAACCTCTTCTTTTTAAATGATATAATAATCTAGGTTTATTATTCTCTGCAAGTATTGGCATACCATAAAAATGCAAAGCCATAAGTACATCTTCAAAAAATGTTTCAGCAGTTTGTGGCCTAGCTATATATTCTAAAAAAAATAAGTTAGGTGGACATACATCCATTGTAAACTTAGTTAAACCATGCAATGAACCTTTAGAACCTCTTCCATCAACAGTTCCGGATATATCGTAACTGTCACACCCAAAAGCTCCCATATGTTCATTAGCGGGATATTTTAAACCATTTTTAACTATAAATCTATTTTGCTGAGATACGTCAGGAACCCAAGAAACATAAAATCTACCTTGTTTACTTGGAATAAACTGTACGCTTGTATCTTTAATCCCACCTTCCCACATAAAATTACCCTGAGTTACTACTCCAGATAGTTTTAAATCTTCATTGTAATCTATTTGTTCGTATATTTTAGTTAGATTAAATAGTGATTGTTGTGTTTCGTCTCTGAATGCATGTTTCTCTGTACGTGGAAACTGTCTATATAATTCATTAAGTGCATCAGGATCATTCTTAAGACCATCTACTTCATTTTCCCAGTGCTCGATAACACCGATTTCAATGGGGAAACCATCTGGCCCTTTTTTAGGTTCTTCCGGTGTCTCAAAGACAGGTAATCCATAAGAATCAATGTATCCTTCGTAATTCCACTCCATAGGAATGAACAGGCTATATAATCCCGAGCTAGTCTGCCCGTTGCGGTTTCTTCTGGTAACGTCTGAGTCATCATATAATTTTTTATAATTTCTACCTCCTTTATCTAAAGCATTTGACGTTGAACCCATCATACACTTACCTATAATTCTAGAACCTAATCGTAAACAAGTTTTTGTAACCCTCCAGTTGTTTAATATATTGTCAGGTTTTTCCCACTTACCTGATTCATCGTGTACAAGTAGTTTTAATTTTTCACCATCATAACTGTTATCTCCTGTATTTTTCCAGTCAATAGTTGTATCTAATCCTTCTAGTTCTTCTAATTGTTCGTTACTATCTAGTTTACGTCTTGTAAATCTGCTAGCAGGAACTCTGTATGCAAGTTCTGTTTTCGGTCGATCCATACCGTCTTGAATTGGCTTGAAGAAAAACGGGTAGTTGACGGAAATGGGTACGATTTTATCGGTAAACATTTTCTTCGCATCAGCCCCTGATTTTGAAAGGACACCGTATCTAGCATCACTAGAGATAGTGGCAAGGTTGACTGTTTCGCCAGATGCCATGAATGAAAAACCAGACCGTCTGTTTTTGAGGTAGCACATTCCGTAACAACGTGTATCTGCTTTACAAGCTTCCCAGAATATATAGAATAATCTGTTTGCTTCCCTAAAATCTGCTTGCCCAACATCAATCTTGGACCACTGCAAGTACATGTAATGAGTACCAGTAATATAAGTAGCTTTACCCTTGTTATTAAACCAATAACCTTCGTGGCGCCTGGCAAATTCTCTATCAATATATGCATACCATTTTTCTTTAAAATCATCTGGATACTGTTTCCAATCAAATATTGTTTTAATTTTTTTTAAAGCTTTAGGGTATTCGTGGGTTTGCCACTTATCAGCTTCAGTGAAAACTTCGTTTTCTTTTGGTAATGCTATTTTAAGGTTTTGTATTTCATATATCTCGCCAATCTGACCTGTTTTAGATATAACAATAACATCATGCTCTTTGTTATAACCATAATTCCACTTCTTAGATTTGTTTAATCTTTTTATTACATGTGGTTTTATGTGATCAATTACTTTATACAATGTTTGCTTGTACATTACTTAGATCTTCTTTCTGCAAAACCTCCAAAAGCTTGAGTTTTCTTTTCTTCTTTTGGTTTTTCGTTTAACATATCTTCTTCTTCTTTAATACGGTTAAGTATTTCAAAAGCATCAAATATAGCTAATTTTTTAGTTGCAGCAGCGTTTTTTAATCTATCAGCCGATATATCATCATCAGAATCAACTATAGCTTCTTTTGCCACCTTAATAAGTTCCTCAACTGCTATGTGCCCAGCTAGGATTATATTCTGTTTCGTTTCCTTGACGTTCATATTTAATTACAATATCATTTGATTTCATACAATAAAGACGCTTACCATCAACTACAAAGTCAAACTCACCAAATGGTGAATAACCCACAAGGTCTCCCTCGTTGATTCTTAATGCTTCTAATGAACTATTGCCATATTTTAATATACCAACAAGGCGTTCTTCTAAATTAGCATCTATATCGTCATTGTTATGAATTGGACTTATAAAGCATCTATCGCCAAAAGCTTTCCACTTTTCATTAGATTTATATAAATACACTTGATTTAATTGAACAAAATATAAACCATCTTTAAAATATGATCTACTGTTTTTTTTCTTCACCACGTATATCGTAAAACCTTCTAAAAACATTATGATGTATCATAATTAAATCACCAGGTTTAACAGGTGTTTTGTATGCTTTTGGTGTTGCTATAACTCTAGCTATATTATTTACTGACTTAAAACTTTCTGACTGAGTGTTAATTATAAGGCTTTTGTCACCTACTTTAACTTTATTATTATATCGCTGGCCAACAGGCTCAACGATAAAGTCAAATATACTTTTCATTTAGTATTCTAAATCATATTCAACGGAGATTGCCATGTTAGAGTTAAACTTTTTCCATGGCAATACCTCGTTGTTTTTTTTAATGTAAATGTTATAAGAATTATCTTCTGCATCAAAGAGTATATGAGATATAGTGTGACCTCCATATACTGACTGAGTCAAAGAATAATGCATCGCATCAGTTTTGTAATCAGAACCGATGCTGATCTTTCTAATAACAGATGACATTACTCCTTCTTGTCTTCTTCTTTTTCGATAGGAGTGTAAGTACCGTCTTCAAGATTGATGTTAATCGATCCGTACTCTTCTTCAAGTTCCTTTTTAAAGTCTTCAGTTTCTTTGTTGACTTCGTGAAACTTAGATAATACCGCGGTTTTTTGGGCTTCTAAAAATCCTACTTCGTTTAACAACTTGTTTAAGTCTTTTTGAAAGCCTTGGATTTTTTCTAATTGGTCTTTTTTAATTTCCATTTTTAATTTAATTTAATTGATTAATTATTT